CAGTACCGAGCGCCCCAGGGCTGGCGGCCCACTCGCCGCCGGTGCGCTGCAGCCAACCAGGATCAGTACCGCCAGGGTCAATGGGAACCATCGTGTCATCTCGCCCTCCTCGCTCTCCGAGCCAGAGGATACCGCACCCCTCCCTGAATTAATGGTTACCCGCTACTAAGGAGCCCCGATGGAACTCGACATGATGACGTACACCGCGCCACCCACCGAGAACGGCACCCATGCGGAGGATGCCGATCTGCGGCAGCAACTCGATGCCGCCGAGCGCAGAGTGCGTGAGTTGAGCACGCCGCTGACGGTGGTGCCACCCACCACGGCCCAGGCCATGCCCCGTCGGCTGGTGTGGGTCGATATGCCGGAGGAGTACGGACAGGCAGGGATGCGCGCTCGGTACTGGGTCAACTTCCCGCGCAGCCTCACGGTGGGGATTGACCTGACCGTCCCGGACAACATGGTGGGGCTCCTTCGGCAAGTGGTGGTCGAGCACAACGACTGGCAGGACTTCGACGGTAACCCTTTCCCGCCGGCTCACGACCCCGCCTTCTGGACGGCCATTCCGGCGGAGTTGCTCGATGTGCTGGCCATCTCGCTTTCTGACGCTCGGCAGATACTCCCAAACTCGATGGCCCTGCGCGGGCGCAGCTAAGTACATGGCTGAACGCGACCGCGCGCGGGAACTCCGGGCAGGGGTTGAAAGTCCCTTGGGCCTACACGCGGCACATGTTAGCCGCCCACTGGCACGTCCTGCCGACCGTGGTGGACGAGCTGTGGGAAACGGACCCGGCCCAGGTGCTGGAGACGGTCGAGATTCTGAACCTGCTGGGCAAGGCGGAAGCCGCTCGCCAGAGGCGTAAGTAGGGAGGCCGCTGGTGGCGGATGATCTCAAAGTCAAGGTCACGCTGCAGGGCGAAGACAAGCTCTCGCCCTCCGCGAACTCGGCTGCCAAGTCGCTCGATAAGGTCAGTGCGTCGGCGGATAAGGTCGACGGCTCATCGACTAAGGCGCACAGTTCGGTCAACGTCCTGGCTCAGGGGCTGGCCGGCCCGGTAGTGGCCGGGGCGGCCGCCGTGGCCGGTGGACTTGCCTATGCCTCATCGAAGGCGGCGGAGTTCGACAAGACCCTAAGCGCCGTCGCAGCAGTCACCGGCCTCGACGTGCGGGGCGCCGAGATGAAGGCGCTGGGTGACCTGGCGCTCGAACTTGGCGCCAGTACCTCGTTTAGTGCCACCGAGGCCGCGGAGGCCATCGGGGAACTGGCCAAGGGTGGCGTATCCGCCGCCGATATTATGGCCGGCGCGGCCAAGGCCACCCTGGATCTGGCCGCCGCCTCTGGGGAGAAAGCTGCCCCCGCCGCCGCCCTCGCCGCGAATGCGATGTCGCTGTTTAACATCGAGGGCGCGAGGACCGCCGAAGTTGCGGACGCGGTGGCCGGATTTGCGAACGCGACGACCGGCAGCATGAACGACTTTAAGTTTGCGCTGGCCTCCTCGGGTGCGGCCGCCAAACTCGCCGGGCAGGACTTCGATCAGACCGCCGTGGCCCTGGCCCTCATGGGCAAGGCCGGCATCTTAGGCAGTGACGCCGGTACCAGCCTCAAGACGATGCTGCTGAATCTGGTGCCTACCACCAAGGCTCAGACGGCCATGTTTCAGGAGTTGGGCCTTGCCACCAATGAGGTCCATAACAACTTCCTGAATGCGGACGGCTCGTTTAAAGACCTGCGCGAAATTGCGGGCGAGTTGAACCGCGTGACGGCCGACCTCAGCGAGTCGCAACGCAGTCTGGCGCTCGAAACCCTGTTCGGCTCCGACGCCATCCGCGCCGCCGCCATCCTGGCCCAAGCTGGGGCCGAAGGCTTCGATGAGATGTCGACGGCCGTGCTGGGGACCGTGACGGCCGCTGAGGTGGCGGTGGTGATGACCGACAACCTGGCCGGCAGCACCGATGCCATGAATGGCAGTGTGGAATCGGCCGCCATCATGCTCGGGCGGGAACTGAATCCGGCCATTCGAGAGGTCACCGATGGGCTCGGGAAGTTCACCAAGGATCAGGTGATCCCCTTCATCCAGGAGTACGGCCCCGGGTTCGGGCGGCAACTGACCGAGACCGTCAAGTTCCTGGGCATGGTGGCCGATGCCCTCGCGCCGCTGGTGGGGCCGATCGGGACAGCCTTCCGGGCCATGATGGATACATGGGGCCAGGGCCTGGACCTCCTCATTGCCACCATCTTTAACACCGTCGTCGCCATGGCCAACCTCAAGAATGCGGTAGGCGAGGCATTCGACGGGCTGGTAACCACCGTCAGTACCGCGCTGAACAACGCGGCGGCGGCCATCTCCGGCATGGCCGGCACCTTCCGTGACCGGGCGATGGAGCTGGGCGTGGCCATCGTCTCGGGCATCGTTTCCGGGATCAACCCCGGCCCCATCGTGGCCAGGTTGCAAGGACTCGCCTCCGAAGCATTGGCCGGAGCGAAGGCCGCGATCGAGGCACGGTCGCCGTCGAAGTTGTTTGCCCGCGAGGTAGGACTGCCCATCGCGCTCGGCATCGTGGCGGGCATTCAGGAGGGGGAGTCGGCGGTCGTAGCTGCGTCGGAATCATTGGTCATGCGGGGCTTTCGTGGCGCAGTAGACAGACTTGGAGAAATGGCCCCGGCCGTAAACACGAGCGCGGGATCGCTGGTGATGCGCGGCTTCCGGGGTGCGGTGGACCGGCTCGGGATAGTTGGTCCGGGTGAAGGCTCCTACTTCACTGGCGGTATCCGTGCACTAGAAGGAGCCACCACCGCGACCATCGCGCTTACCAAGTCGACCGCCGACCTCCAGAACATGCTGCGTGCGATGCCGGGCGCCATCTCAGCCGCACGGTACGAAGACCTGGACAAGCGAGCGCGGGCAGCCGCCACGGGCAACCAGACGCTGCTGACCTCCACGGCGGATCTACAGAACGCGCTCCGGGGCATGCCGGGCGCTATCACGGCGGCAAGATATGACGAGCTTACCAAGTCGGCCCTTGAGGCCGCGTCAGCCGTGAAACAGGTCAACGCTGCCGTGGGACAGGGTTACGGCGCGGGCACGGGGGGCGGGGGCACCGGCGGCACCGGCCCCGGCAACGCCCATACCCCGCTCATCATGCCGCAGATCGGCATCAGCGCGATGGCGAAGGGGGGCCTCGTCACCACGCCCACCCTCGCCCTCATCGGTGAGGCGGGGCCAGAGATGGTGGTACCGATGGCGGGCGGGAGTGGGGGCGAGATCATCGACTACGACAAGCTGGCCGCCGCCATCGCCAAGGTACGGATCGACCTCGACGGCGACAACCTGAACCGCAACAACCGCGAGCGGGACCGCCGGTATGCCCAGTCGAATCTCGAGCGGGGCGTGGGGGCGTTGGTCTGATGCGGGGCAATGCGAAGGCCAACCGTTCGCGTGATGAGATCCTCGCACAGATCGACGCCAAGATGAACGGGCTGTTGCCCGCGATGGAAGCGCAGCAGCGCACCTTTGCGGCTCAGCACAATAACCGGTTCTGGCAGGGCCTGCGCTCGCATTCGGTGGCGCCAGCGGACGGCGACGAGAAGCGGCCCGACATCGGCACGCGGGCCCCCACCGACCAGACCGAGCCGTACCCGCCGGTGTTACGCAATGCCAACCTCCCCTGTGCCATGCAGGTCGACGTGTACGACGGGCCCAGTGGGATCGGCTACACCGCGACCCTGACCGTCGTGATCGAGGGCCAGGAGTGGCAGCGGGTGGCCAACGAGGGACCGGAGACGCACCGCGTGCGCCCGTGGTTCGCCGTGCCGCCTCGAGGCTTCGGATGACCATTCCTACACCGGATAAGTTCTATTACAAGCTGAATGAGGCGAGTGGGAATCGCGTTGATTCGATCGCCGGCCGGGATCTCACCGACAATAACACCGTCACCTCCGCGGCGGGCAAGATCGGTGACGCGGCCCAAAGCGTATGGGCGAACTCGGAGTACTTGAGCCGGGCCGATGAAGCCGCCTTCGAGCTGGGCAGCGGTGACTTCACCTTCGCTGGCTGGTGGAAGAGTCCCGCCGCGTTCGCGCAGTACCTCGGCATTCTCGGCAAGGGCACCGGAGCCGGCAACAAGTCGTATCTGCTGTTCACCGACCAGGGGAACGCCAACAAACTCTCGTTCGCCTACTCCACGGACGGGACGGCGGCCTCTATCCTCGCTTGGTCGGCCGCTCCGGTTGCGAACACCTGGTATTTCATCGTGGTCCGCCGCTCGGGCAACACGCTGTATCTCTCGGTTAACAACGGCACCGAAGTCTCGGTCGCGTTCTCGGGCACCTTCTTTAACGGCGCGGCGCCGTTTAACCTGGCGGGCACGCAGTGGGACAGCATCGCCTACGGAGAGGGGCTGTACGACGCCTGGGGCGGCTGGGCGAGCTCCCTTAGCCCCACAGACATCAGCGACCTCTACAACGCCGGTGCGGGGGCCGAGCCGCCTCTCGCTACCGTCCACACGTTTTACCCCATCCCCACCCAACGCGCGCAGGGGTCCAATCATGCTCGGCTCCAAGTGGGCGGAGATCCCCCGTCGCCGTTCGACACAACCACCTCCACGGGGTGGCGAGTGGGCACGCGCTCCGCTCCGAACTATGCGCGGATGCAACGGGGAGTGGCGGTGACCGATGCCGGGGACTGGGGCACGACTGCGCAGCCCTCCGGCGCACCCCTGGATGGGGAATGCTTCCGTACCGGCATCTACCGCGGTGGGATCGCAGCCGGTACATGGACGGTCAGTGTCGCGGTACAGGCGACTGTGGTGGGTGGCAGTCAGGATGGGCGTATGCGCTGCCGCATCTGGCGGAGCTTCTCTCCTACCGGCGAAGGAGCTACCGAGGTGACGAGCGGGGCGATGGTCGGTACCACGGTCACCAATCTCACGACCAGCGCGGCCCAAATATCTCTGGCCAGTCAGAGCATCCCGGCCCTCACGCTGGCTGGAGAGTATCTCTTCTATGCGCTCGCGTGGGAAGTCACCGGGGCCGGGGCTTCCTCTACTTGCGATGTGCAGATTTGCCTGGGGCCGAATACCTTCATTGACCAGCCGACGTTGCCGGCGGAGATCCCTGGTTTCTATGCCCAGTTTCACCCCTCCACGAACCCGGCTGATTGGGTGGGCGACGGGCCGGGATGGGAGGAGCTCAGCCCCCGATTCATGGGCTACCGGGCGCAGCGAGGGCGACAGGATAACCTCAGCGGCATCGCGGCCGGCTCACTCAGTTGTGACTTTGACGACGATGATGCCGAGCTCGACCCGGAGAATAGCGCCAGCTCGTACTATCCCGATCTCAAGCTGAAGCGCGCGCTGAGGGTGGTCGCGTACTACGGCGGCGAGACGTATTACCGGGGCACGGTCCTCATTGATAGCTACGCCGCTGAACCCTTGGTACTCGGGGCGAATGTCACCCTCGCGGGACAGGATCTTTATAAGCGATTGTTGGGCCAGAAGATCACCGCAGATTTCCCGGCGGAGACCGACTGGGAGCGAGTAGACGAGGTACTAACGGCGGCGGGCATTGCGACGGTCACGCTGGACTCAGACGGCACATTCCAACCGCCGGCCGCATCCCTGGTCAAGACGCCGGTACTCGAGCACCTTGATCTGATCGTTAAAGCGGGACGGGGCACATTTTACATTCAGGCCAGTGGCGTGGCGGTCTATCACGACCGCCACTGGCGCC